CTCCAAAGGATCACATTCGATCCCGTGTTCTTGTCCCATTGAAGGTTTCGCAGAAGCGGCATAATCAGAATTCTCCATAATAATTTTACTTGTATATGGAGTATCATATGGATCATAATCGGTGGCCATCACCACAGTACCAAGTGCTTGGTTAGACCCTCCATACTCAGATGAAGAGCTAACAAATTCAAACACCATCCCCAGTGGCTCCCACTGCTGGAACTGAACCGCAATAGCTGACAGCCAGGGAAAAGTACTTACATCCGATGGATTGATAGCAAAAGAACTGTTATTGAAAGCGTATGCAGTGCTGGAACTAGTGATATCGCAAATATATTCACGATCAGTAATCCTAACACCACGCTTATCAGTAGAGAACTTAGCAACGGTAGTACCACTGTTGCTACCCATTGACATCAGTGAGTTTGTTTTGACGACATAGTTGCCATGGCCAAATAACTTAGCCATGGTAGAGCCAGCCAAGGCACCAAGTTCAGAGGCCCCAGGAATAGGGACCAACGAACCAAGGGACCTACCCAATGAAGTGGCAACGCTTTTAGCATCGGCACTTTTCTTGCTAAGAACCTTTTCAAGGTGATCAATCTTGGCTTCCAAGCGTCTAGGCGCATTGGACATGTTGACAATTTCCTCAGAGTAATCTCCTTTCCCGAGTAGTTGTTTCAAAGCTTTCGCTTTAGTTTTCTTCTTTTTATTATTTTGTGTCATTTTGGGAACTCCACCTTAATTCCCAGAATACGAAGCCAGAAGAGACTGGCGACCTCAATTTTCACTTATACACTGTTTGTACAAGTCAACCCAATAGTTTATATCGGGAAGATGTCTCATCTCAAGCATGAATTGCATGAGAAACATAGGATTATTGGGGTCATTATGAAGAAGATTGACAAATGCCTTAATTGGCGATTCAGGCACCGCGCCATCTTCTCGGTAGATATGTGAACAGAAGCTGAATGACTCATCATCTTCCTTGGTAATAGCTGTAAGTCTAACGCCTGCACGGCGATAGAATTCACTAGGATCTGAACGACAATCATTAACACAATCATCGCCCATGGCAATGATGTTGTTAGCACCAGCCATCCTAGCGAGCATAACTCGAATTCGCGAATTACCACTAGCAGTTATTGGAACACCACTATTCATTATTCCAGTGTGGTCGACTGTAAACAGTCTACCATCAGAGGTACAATAAACGGAGTTTCCGAGGCAATGTATAACGTTAAACATGAGCTTACGAGCGAACTTATCTCTACGTAGACCCATGGAACCTAACATCGACTCACCATACATCTCGAACATCCATTGCTTCACACACCAATCCCAACCACTTACATCCTCAGAACGTGCATACTTGATCCATGGCTTAACATAGTCATAGATTTTCTTAGCCATTTCATCGGTATGCCCCATGCCACATTTTGATGGACAAGTTGCCCAATTATCAATTTCAATTTGATTTTGGTCTCTAAAAATAAGAGAAAAGACCAATTCATCAATAATCGAGCAAGAGGAGATCAACCTGTATCTCCCCTCCAACAACTTAGCAATAGGGTGCGGCTCATTCTTAATAAATAGCCTATAAGGGTCAACCAGACCATTTCTAACGCTGTCAATAGGACTCAATCGGTAATCATACTCAATTAACTTCGAAATCCTATCAACCACACACTTTGCGACAATATCACCACAATTTTCAAGCAACTCGCCCTTAGTAGGGTAAATCTCATGAAAAGGAAGCCCAGGACTTGCTTCTTTATTAACATAAACAAACTCATTCTGAACTTCTTGGATAGTTGGTGTTCTCTCATCAATTATCCATTGCGGTGCCCTAGCCTTAGGATAGGCCTCAATCGTCCACTCGATCACTCTTTCGATAACACGCTTATCAGGAACTTCTCCGGGAAGAATCCTGTTAGCTTGGTACCTCAGTGACCTGAGCTCGGCCTCACCTCCCCTTGGGGGGAAGGCGTAACCACGGAGTCTTGAGTCTTTCTCTTGGGCTTTAAGGTAGGCTGCGGAGGCGGACTTTGCTTTGGTAACGCGCTTACCGATTTGGTAGGCGCGGCCAACTTCAGTGATTGAATCATATCCTTGAGAGATTGTAGATCCTTCATCACCTGGTCCATCTTCTTTGCCTCTGTTCGCGCGATTTGTGAACTCATATCCAAGCGCACTCCGTCTGGTTGGACGGGAACGGACGGAGCTTTCTTTGCCGTCCCCGTGGGAAAATTTGGTTTCTCAGTGGGTTCCCCTACCACAGCTTGTTTACTCATTTCAGTCTCCTTTTCTTGGCCTTGCACCTCGTCTTTAACCGCCTGCTGAACAAAGGAT